TGGGTTGGTATTGTGAATACTCTATATCCATCTTTTGTTTTGTCAATAGTAATACCATCAATAATGTATTTGTTGTCAATATTATTCATATTCAATTTCAAATGTATCAGGATTTGTTTTGAGTTCAGAGATTAGGTTTTGGATTTGGTCTATTTGATTCCACGTAATAATTCTTGTTCCGTTTTCATCCTTTTCACCAATCATACCATCTTGACCTCTCCAATTTCTCCATTGCTTACCATAAATCGGTCCTAATTCACCCCACTTCTTAGCAAACTCATCATCTGTTTTAATCATTTCAATAAACTCTTCCTTGGTCATTCTCCTCGTTTCAATATTACTTCCTTCATATTCAAATGACTTCTCAGCATCGGGATAAGCATTGTAATATCGCTTATATGCATCCCCATCCCATATATGACATCCATTCTCAACAAGGTATTTGATATTAGTATCACCGCGTAAGAACCATAGTAGTTCTGTTACGATTGATTTCCAAGCCATCTTCTTTGTTGTTAGGAGTGGGAAGCCATCTGACATCTTGTGTCTGATTTGTCTTCCAAATACTGATAAGGTTCCTGTACCTGTGCGGTCAGATTTAGAGACTCCATTTTCTAGTATGTCTTGAAGTAGTTCTGTATATTTTTTATCTATACTATTCATTTTCATACATTAATTTTAAAAGTTGATTTTCTAAATCCTCTCTCTCCTTTTTAAATTTTATCGCCTCTTCAATTCTATCGTTAGTTAATTCATCCAAATTAGATA